TTATATCCTCCTATTTTTCCGAATACTGTCTATAGGCCGTCGACTATACGCGTCAGTATTCTAATTAATTGTATAGTGAAGTTTTTATATATGAAATTTGAATAGAGTGCAAGAGATCCTTGCAGAAATATACGATTTCAGCGATGTAGCGTTTATTTAAGTTGCCACAGAAACTTGAGGAGCTGAATTTCTGATTTTATTTTCTCTATCAGCAATCTTGGATTCTTCCAGCTTGATCTCAGTAATGGTTTGCTTGATTCTCTCATCAATTTCAACCATATTTAGAGTATATTTACCATGCTGGTTATACTCAGACTGCCAATTCAACTCCAAGAACCTTTTTTGTTTGTATAGGTCTTGTATCATGGATAACCTCCTCATAGGTTATTCTTTTAGGGGTATCTCTAAACATCCCCGTTGATTCCCATTTTATACTCTTTTCTCCTAATTTGTCAAGGATAGAATCTTCAATAGATTTAGCATTATCTTTGGCTAAAACTTCAAATTTAGCATGATGATCATAAGCCCAAATTTGTATGAGGAATTTTTTCATTTTATCTTTCTATATTTAAAATGAGGCCGTTTTAAGGCGGCCTCATTAATTTAGTTTAGCTTACGCACCTTCAACGCCGAAGATACCTCTATAGTCGGATACTCCAAATGAGTATCTTTCTCTAGCTTTGTATCTAACGTTGCCAGTATCGAAGTC